ATACGATGTATAGAGTTATTCGTGCTAGAGATATAGTTATAGTAGAATAATTACTATTTACTAAAAACGTGTAATTACTATTAAAGTAGATTATACGTAAACTATAAACCAAAAACAATAAACAAAAAATCATAAATTAATTATTAATCATTAAAAAATTTAAAAATGGAAAAATTTCTTTACATTAGAGGTGGTACAGCTGTATCAAGTGACCAAGATGAAACATCAGGATCAATAATGTATCCAGTTTCGGCTTTTCGTGGAATGACGGCAGGTGATGCAACAGATGCTACAGGCGCAATAACAGATGATGACGACAGATTCACAATGTTCTTTACTCCTATGTCTGCTATAGCAGGAGGAGCTGGAGCGGCTGCAACAGCTGTTGATAACAATCCTGATATGGTTGTTTTTGACGTTACTTCAGGAGACTTTGACTTTAAAGGTCTTTACGAAGAATTTTGTGGTCATCTTAATGGTACACACAGCAATGGTATGATTACTGTTTTCGATGGCGTTACCTCAACTGGTCTTACTGGAATTACTGGAGTACATCAAGTAACAAAAGTAACTAACGACTAATAACAGTTGCGATTAACTAGTCACGATTTACGTGATTTACAAATCCTTAAGTATTACAGGCTCGTTCGTAAATGGGCCTGTAAGACTTACGGGTTAACGGACGCTGATCTTGAATTACTAATTTACTTAGACTGCAAGGGGCGTTTTACAAGAAATGAATTTATCGACGGAACATATACCATGAGTTGGGATAAGAACCGTTGGGAAAAATTAAGGAGGAATGGTTGGATAGAAACGTGGAGACACAGAAACAGAACAACCATCAAATACTCTGTATTCAAAACCTCCTTCAAGTGCTCACACTTGATAAGTAGAATATATCGTATACTTTTAGGAGAAGAAGATATACCTACTTCAGAATCAAATGTGTTTTTTAATAACAAATCATACACCGATAAGGTAATGAATAAGTCTATCGATGATATGATAAAAGATAATGAACGATGATAGGAAAATTTATAGGTGGCTTATTCGGCAAAGTAGTAGACAATGCAGAAGGAATACTTGATAAAGTTATTACAACAGACAAAGAAAGAGATGAAGCGAAACTCGCTCTTAGACGGTTATTACTCGACGCCGAAACAGAAGCTTTTAAACAAGAAGTTGAGGACAGAAAAAGTGCACGTGATATGTATAAAGACGATGCGCTCATTCAAAAGGTCCTTGCGACATTATTTACAGCAGCATACTTTGGATTAAGTTTCATGATGTTTAAATTTTTTGTAATGAGAGATTTAGAACTAGGTGAATTTGAAATAAGTTTTATTTCTACTATATTCGGGGCCATGAGTGCTAAAGTTAACACGGTAGTCGATTTCTTTTTCGGCGGATCGTCTAAAAAGAATGAACAAACTAAAAAATAAATAAAAATGGGAAAATATTTTACAGTAGAGGTAAAACCTACAATACCAACAGTTGCAGCTGGTCAGCACACAGCGTTCTCTGACAACGACTTACTTTTTGATTGGTTCGCTTTTGATATACCAAAAGGAACAGCAAAATTAACGCACATGATGATGGAAACGCGACCTACAGGCGATGCAGGAGCTACAAAAAATGTCTTCAAGTGTGACTTAATATTTGCAAAAACTGTTAATGGGGTAGCGCCAACTAGTTTAGGTACTGTTAATAGTGCTCTTACTGCCGATGTTAATAATTCAAATCATATGATTGATTACTTTGCAAACGCAGGTTGGGTTTTTGAGGGCCACACGGATAGCACTTCTATTGCTCAAGTAAAAGAAGCAAAAGCCGCATGTTTTATAGAAGGAGAGCCAGATAGTGGTATAAACGTTGGATATGATAGAATTTATGTAGCAGGTATATGCGGTGGAGCGTTTGATTTTAGATCAGCTTGTTTAATTAACAATGGCGATTTAAATGGTCCGCAATTAACAGTTAACGGCACAGATCCAAGATTATTTTTAGTGGCGGGTGATACGATAGCAGTAACAACAACAGCTGACACTAGTGTTCAAAAAGCTATGGGTGTTATTAAAAGTGTTGACTCAGATGTTAAAATAACTCTTGAATCAGCGTTTACAACAGGAGACGTAACACATCAAGATATTGTATATAATGTTAGTCCAATTAAATTTACTCTCTGTTTCGAAAGATAAAATAAATTATAAATTAAATTAAATTAAATATGAAAAAAGAAAAAATGGTTGACCTTAAACCTAAAGGTGAAAAAATATCTGATGAGCACTTAAAAGAGCTACAAGGTATATTAAATACAACAAATAACATCCAATTTAAAATTGGTCAATTAGAAGGACAAAAACATACATTACTTCACGAGTTAGGATTAACTCAAAAGAAAATTGTAGATATGCAAGACAAGCTTGCTAAAGAATATGGTACTTTTGATATTAATGTTACAGACGGTACTATTAATAGAGAAAAAGATGAAAAATAATATAATCAGAAAAATTACCATAGGTAAAGATTACAAGAATGACGCCATGCATTATGCAGTTGATCAAGAGGTGTACGGTGGTCATAAAATATGTGATATAATAGAAGAAGAAGATAAATATTGTATATATATTAGAAAAGGAGACGTTGTTATACCTTGGAAAGATTTCAATAAAAATATGGCCATATCAGTTGAGTATAATTTAGAATATTAATGAATGCTGCTTACAAAGATTATATTATTAGCCCTATTGGTAATAGGTATAATAACAGTATACGAGTCGACAACAAACAATTAATACTTAATACTGAAGTATTTAATCATCAGTATATAAATAGAAAAGCAAAAGTAATCGCTACTCCATTATTATTTCAATCACCCATTAATGTGGGTGATGAAGTAATTGTACATCATAATATATTTAGAAGATGGCATGATGTGAAAGGTAAAGAAAGAAACAGTAGATCTTATTGGAAAGAAGATAAATACTTTGCGTCTCTAGATCAAATATTTCTTTATAAAAAAAACAATTGGATTGCCACATCAGGTTTTAGTTTTATTAAGCCGCTAAAAGCTATTAATGAACTAAATACTGAAGTAGAAAGACCGTTGATTGGTATCGTTAAATATTCTGATGGTTCTTATAAAAAAGAAGAGTTGGTAGGATTCATGCCTAGTAGTGAGTATGAATTTGTTATTAATGGTGAGAGATTATATAGAGTTATGAATAAATTTATTACAATTAAATATGAATATCAAGGAAACGAAAAAGAATATAATCCAAGCTGGGCACAAAGCGGTTGAAGAATTAATTAAAGTAGCTAAAGAAGCTATTGTTGATTCTGATGACGATATATCTGCTGATAGATTAAAAAACGCCGCTGCTACAAAAAAGTTAGCTATATTTGATGCATTTGAAATATTAAATAGAATCCATGAAGAAGAAAGTATGTTAGAGGGAAAACCTACAGAAGAAAAGAAAAAAGTAGAGTTTAAAGGATTTGCAGAAGGAAGATCTAAGTAATGTATAAACAAACATTATATAAGGTTACAAAACCTATAAGATCTAATACTATTAAAAGATTAAATAAATCTAAAAAGTGGAGGTACGGTTACAATAAAGAAAATGATATTGTTGTTATTAGTAAAAGCGGTCAAATTGGTGAAATTCTTGAAATACAAGGTTTTAAAATAGCATTACCCAAACAACCTAAAGAAGTATACTCTTGTAGTAAAAACAAATCAGAACAAAAATGGAGACAGTTTCCTACTAACCCTGAGTTTAAAAGAATTAAAACAGTTTTTGATTGGCAAAACTATCCAGATGATTTTAAAGAAAAACATTATGGATATATAGACGAAGAATTTAAAAGAAGAGAAGAGGGTTTTTGGTTTATGAATAATGGTAAACCTACATATTTAACAGGCACACACTATATGTACTTGCAATGGAGTAAGATTGATGTTGGCGCTCCTGATTTTAGAGAAGCAAATAGATTATTCTTTATATTTTGGGAAGCGTGTAAAGCAGATAAAAGATGTTATGGTATGTGTTACCTAAAAAACAGAAGATCAGGGTTTTCGTTCATGTCATCTGCAGAAACAGTTAATTTAGCCACTCTTATTCTCTCCTC